GTGCTATAATCTGCCCCATCACCTTGAGACCTTCTGCGAGGCCAGCATCCCATACTGCTTTGCCAACCTCTTTCTCATCCAAATCATTACCGCCAGCGCGAATAACGGTTGTGAGGACTGAAACAATCTGTGTTGTAGTAAGTGCGCCTTCAGAAAGGGTTTGTGCTAACTTTACAATACCTTGCCCTGTAGATTGCTCAATTCTCATTACAACATCTAGTGTTACTTTGCCCTTATACTTCTGCTTCCCCAGAGTTATCTCTAACTCTCCGCGCTTTGGATTTGTCATTCTTGACTCCCTGTGTCTTTACAATTAACACCTCGCCACGATTGGCGACATCCACGCAAGATTCAGCCGTAAATGACTGACCCCCGCACTCAAAACTACCACCCGCTTCTAATTCAGAAGAACATGGTATTGTCCACTCAAGGGCATCCCCTACCGACTTTTTATGAGCCGATAGGGTTTTGCCGTTGACTGAAACCTCTACAGTTTCCCAAGACATGATTATACAGCCGCAAACGTGATGTAGCCGTTGGATTCAAGGGTGATGCTGTAAGTAACCTCACCATTGTATTCACCAGCATACTCAAGAGATGCAATCATGAATGAACCAGTCAATGTGCCGAAATCTGGAACAATGACTTGATAATTCTTAAATGCCGCCGTTTGAGCTGAAGAACCATCAGATGTATTTTGCTGTGCATAATACGCTGTTCTAATAGTACCCTCTGATGCCGCGTCTGTGAAAACTCCAGAACCAGATACAGAAACACTGTTAGTTCCACCGCCAGCTAACAACGCTCTATGACCGTTATCGTCCTTTGTTGTAACGTCTACAGCTTCTTCGTTCATTGTGATTGATGTTGAACGTAAACCACCAACAGTCGTGAACGCTTCTGGTGATGCACCATCACCCACCTTCAATAATAGGGCTGAACCCTTTTGTGCCGCCATGTCACAATCTCCTTATTAATCCGACACAACGGCACGAAATCGCATGACACCATGCCGTGTTATCCCATCACCTTCCAATAGTGTCGTCTGAAACTCCTGTCTCATATTCACCATTGAAGCTCCTGAAACAGATAATGAACTGTCATGTAACGTGTCATGTACCTGTTTCATAATTTCTTTTATATCACGCCTTCCGCGATATTGCGACCAAATATGAATAGTTAGCGTATGTTCAAAAATATCCTTGTCTTTTGCTGAAGAATCTATAGCTGTTTCTTCACCTATCACAATATATGGATAAGCTGTGCTTTCTGGCACATCATCAAATACGCCAGTTATAGCATCACCATTGTAATCAGTGATGCTTGCACCTGTGAGGGCAGAATAGACAGTTTTCTGTAATTCCCAGCTATGAATACTCATTTGGCTTTAACCATCTGTTGAGCCAATCGTCTAATCCGTGGCTTGTTTTCCTCTAGGGCGGGTTGCATAAACGGCCTTGCCCCCATCTTTGATGTGCCAAACTCTAGGAAGCTGGAATAGTCTGCCCTGCTTTCAACACTAGCTCCAAGCCCATCTGTATCAACATTTAGAAAGATATTGCTTACAAGAAAGCCTGTATCTGTTGCTGGCGGCTCCCCTGCGGCTGATGCCTTGTGAGTGCGGCGTGGGTTGTATTTTTCATAAGTCACCCCAGATTTCGCACCTTGATTGATAGAATTTACCGCCGTATTACGAACAAGATTGCCAGCCCTGCCCACTAATTGACGAGCATCGGCTGTATAATCCTTGATAACTTGGTTGTATCTTGGCTTTGTGCTTATGACCTGTGTTTTTACTCTTGCCATTAGGTAGCGACCCCCTCTGTGCAGTACAGTTTGAGGTAACGGTCACGCTCACCGACATTTTCAACCCGATTTATGTTAAAAATACGCTCATAATTGGTTGAATCCACTGCATAGGCATATTTTATGCGATTAGCGGCTGTTACAGTGCGCCTGTGGCGTATTACAAGCTCATGGGTAGTCCTACCCTCTACTTGGTCGCCAAAGAGCCTCTCGCCCCCTCCTACGGCCTTTATGCTACCCCATACAGTATCCACATCAGAAAATGTTGAGGCCGCACCCCCGCCACCGTCTGAGCTTCTTGAGCGAGATTGTATGGTCAATCTATGCTGATGTTTGCCTAACGCCATGATTAACTCGCATATCTAGTTGATAGCGAACTAACGCCGTATCTCATCACTTTGTAAGGCTGTAAGAGATTTTGAATCATTGCGGGGCTGTTTAACCCTCTGCCTTCATCATCGCCTCTGTGTTCATACAGATGCGTTGCATATTGCTGGATGGCGATACGGATAGCCTCTGGAACATCTGTTGTGCTTGTCCCATAACCAGCCGTGTATGTGACTTGTATTCCATTCGCATTGCGTAAATCAGTAGGCCAAGCCCCGCCATCTCTTAACACCACGCGAGGCGGTGTGCTTTCTGAATCCACATAATAGTTGCTTGTATCCCATGTGGATTGGTTATCACTATCATCAAAATACACGATAGATGAAACAGAACCCAAAGGCGGTTTTGGAAGCTCAATATAGTTTTGCAGATAAACCGTATAGGGGGCAGTGTACATACCCTCTTTCAATGGAACATCAAACTCAGATATACCATCAAGGCTCAACCTGAGTGTGCGTGTGATAAAAGCGCGGTTTGTGTATTCCTCGCACCAGTTGGTCGCAACAGTAATCAATGAAGTCAAAAGGGCGGTATCAATGCTATCATCAATACGAGCATAAGCCCTTAATTCAGAAACAGTCACAGGGTCAATAGATGCCGCTGATGTAACAGTTAATCCAGCCATATTACTCTCCTGTGTTTATTGTATCAAAAAAATGCGTTTATGACCATTCTTCTGTAGGAGCAGTAGGCCATGTTTCTGATGCTGGGTTGGATGTTGCGCTATCAGCCCTTTTACGGATTACACGAAGCGCATCTCTATAAGTACCAAATGCAGTCACACAATCATCAGTCAGACCACTGTTAGAGATTTGCGTCCAATCAGTAGCATCTAATAATCTTTGGGCTACCTGTGCGCTATTGAATCCATCTGTTGAATAAGCTGACATTACAAACCCTTACATCCATAAAGTATGACTGTTCCATAAATACTCTGCTTTTTTGTATTTAATCCTGTGATGGTAGTAGCACTTTGATTAAAACCAGTGGCTTGTGCAAAAACTCTAAAAGCAAAATCTGTAGCACCAAATGTATCACCTACATCCTGTCTGCCACCAAACATTTCGTAATAATAGGTACTAGCTACATCATCCCTCCAAAGCGCACCTGAACCCCACCAAGTAGTATCAATAGAAGAAGAAACAGGATTGGCTATATTTATATAACCTTCATAGCTAGTATCACTCGTGCCAACGTTATTACCAATTATTATTACGCCATCTTCTGAATGGTACGCTAGATTGCCTCCTGTTGAACTATGAGCGGCATTATATGTTACACCTGTTTCATATTCCTCACCGCCAGCAACCACTGAACCGCTATTCCCTAATTGAAAGCCGGGGACTTCACTAGACAGAGAATGTGCATCACAGTGAACTTTGAACTTCACATAGTACAATGAAAAATCTGATGAAAATGCGTTTAAAAAATAAAACACATCCGCCCCTGCACTGTCTGATGCGACTGTTTTAGTCTGTATGTGATGAAAACCGTTGTTATTAAACTGGTCAACAATATCCCTTGCCCTAGTCATCCCTTCACCTCCATGACCTGCATAAAGGAAACAGGAGTCCATGTATCATCATAACTAATGGTTGAAACACCATATTGATTGAAATAAATATCATGTCCAATACCATTACCATCTAATTGAAGACTATAGGTATGTTCTGAAATACTAAGGCTCTGGTCTGTTATAAAGTAACTGGTTTGATTTATACCCATGACATTTCCACTGTTGATGGCTGGCGTGGAATAAATGTGAGCGAAGCCATCGCTAGCCGTGGATGATTGACTGCCTGTTGATGCTGGACTAACCACTGTTGTTGTTGCCCCAATGGTCCTCACTAATCTCGCTCCAACAACAGTAGAAGCGTTTTCATTTGCCATAAAAAAAGCACCTGAAATATGCATCGTACTGTTGAGGAACTTTGGAGTTATTACAACAGTCATTGTGCTTGTTAAATCATAATTAGAAGTCGACGCCGTAACAGTAGCCTCAGTGTTAGCCGTTGTCTCTGACTGCACTACTTGAACCACTGACCCAGATGGAATTGCCCCATTAGGTAAAGTACTCGCGCCAGAAATTAAATTGGCTAAATCTCTTGAACGCCCCATATTAACTCCTTGCCGCTATTAAGGTGATTGAAAGATGACTGTAATGCGCTTGATTGCTGGCAGGTCGGTTTTGGTAAACGTCTACTGGTCCATTTGCTACAACCATTTTACAAGTCTCATCTGCATCCAATGGAATCATGACGCTACACGTCATCCCTCTATCTGCTACACCTGACACACTTGTTTCACTGTAATTTATATATTCGTAATTTGTTGTTCCATTTAAGAAAAAAGCAAAAGCCCTCGGTTGTGTGGGGGCATTTTGCAACAAAATCCCAGACCACAAATAAAGACCTTTGACAGGGGCAGTAAAAACACCTGTTGTTGTGTTATAGAGGCTTGAATCACCATACCTAACAGAAGGCCAGATTATTGTATCACCTGCACTGCTGAATTGGGTATAATTCGTTGTGCCATCGCCCTGCAATTCAACATAAGGGTAATTTGCATAAACAAGATGTTTAGTGGTCGGTAAAGTTGCCCCTTCATTAAATGCTACAGTTGCATTGTGAGTAACCGCCCCACTAAACGTCCCACCACTAGCCGCAATCGTATCAAACGTGGTGTATTTGTCATAAACGCATATCTCAACAATATCATTGGCTGATAATGCGCTTAAACCTCCTACGGTGTTGGCGGTATTCGTATTGTAATCAGAC